TTAAGTTATGCCAATAAGCAACGAAATATTTGAGACGTTTAGAATACAGGAAAGAGCAAGAGAGCAATTAAAAGCAATTAGACTGTTAGCTAAACAAGGTTATACAATTATAGATTTAGAAAGTCGAATCATAAACAAAACAAACATAGATAGTTTAGACGACAGAGAATCAATACAAAGTATAAAATACAATAGAGTACCAAAATTATAAATAAATAAAAATGAATAAAATGTCAATAAAAGGAAAAATAAAAACAATAACAGAAATAGAAGAAAAAGGTAACTTTAGAGTAAGAAAGTTAATATTAAAAACAAACGATAAATATCCTCAAGTAGTAGCACTTGATTTTACACAAAATAATTGTGGATTATTAGATGACCCTGTTTGCAAGGTAGGAAATAATGTAGAAGTGTTTTACAATGTAAGAGGTAGAGAATGGGAAAAGGAAGGTAAAGTATTATACTTCACTTCCTTACAAGGATGGAGAGTAAGAGAATATCGAGAGGAAGTAGCAGTGGAGGCTCAGTCTCCAGATAGAGAAGAAGATTTACCATTTTAATTAATAGGGGGCTAACTACCCCCTTTTTTTATGCTAATAAACTATTCAGAACATATAGATAAATTAAATGACTTTAGAAAAGGTAAGATTCCCGAAGCTTTAAAATTAGGTCATAAAGAACTAGACTCTAATTTTCGTTTTGTTGCTGGGAATATGAATTTTATATTAGGGCATAACAATGTAGGTAAAACACATTTTACATTTTATTTAATGTTACTTTATTCTATTAGACATAATATTAGATGGTTGGTTTTTAGTTCAGAAAATGACCCAATTCAGCTAATAAAAAAATTAATAGAATTCTTAGAAGGCAAACCAATAAACAAAATAGAGGAAAGTGATTATGAACAATCAAGAGAATTTGTATATAATCATTTTAAGTTTGTAGATATAAATAGACAATACACTTATAAAAAACTTTTAACATTAGCAGAAAAAGTAAAGGATGCTTGGGATTATCAGGGGTTTTTAATTGACCCAATAAACTCTTTAAGAAAGGATTTAAGAAACACAAACGGGTACGAATATAGCTACACTCAATTAACAGACATACGTATTTTCTGCAAAACACATAATATATCAACTTGGATTTGTGCGCATGCAGTTACTGAGAGTTTAAGAAGAAAACATAATCCAACACACGAGTTTGGTGGAATGACACCTCCGCCTAGTATTGGCGATAGTGAGGGTGGTGCTGTAAATGGCAATAGGTGTGATGATTTCTTGATATGTCATAGGTATATAGCAAGCCCTGACTCGTGGATGTATACTAGGCTTTACGTAGCAAAGGTAAAAGAAATGAGTTTGGGGTATAAACCCACAAGTCATGAAAGCCCTATATTATTTAAGTCAATACTTAACAATGTAGGATTTGAAATAGGAGGGAAAAATTTAATTAAGTACAGAACAAAAAAACAACTAACCATTGACAACACTAGAAAAATTAGCTAGCAAACATAAAGACTGGTTAAAAGTTGTGCGTTCTTTTGGATGCAAGGGGGAGGTTTGCGAAGATGTGGTTCAAGAAGCTTATTTAAAAATACATACTCTTTTAAACAAAGGCTTAGATATATCTTACGATGATGATATAAATTATTTTTATATGTACCGCACTTTGAAAAGTTTATTTATGGACTTGTGCAGAAAAGAATCTAAGATTATAAAAGTAAATGTAGACTACTTAGAAAAGTATGTGCAGGAAAAAGAAATAAAAGAATATAAAGATATAGAGGGGAAAATGAAACAACTAGATAATTTGATTGATAAAATGTACTGGTATGATGCAAAAGTATTTAAATTAGTAACAGAAGATAAAATGTCTATAGCAGAGCTTTCTAAAAAAACGGGCATCAGTTATTACTCTTTATACAACACATACAAAAACGTAAAAACATTAATTAAAAATAATATAGAATGGGATTAGGAGATTTAATAGAAAAAATAACAACCTACACAGGCATAAAATGGATAGTAAAAAAAATATGGGGAGATAATTGTGGATGTAAAGAACGTAAAGATAAAGCAAATAAAGTACAACTATGGTAGAAAAAGACTTAGATAGATGGTTAGATTTCAAGGCAAATGCATACCCTTTTGAAAATTTAACTAAACAACAAGAAATAACATACACTAAATTAATATGTGAATTACATTCAGTTTATTACAAACATAAGTATAATGAGCCTTGTACTTGTAATGGTAGTATTTATAGAAGATGGATTGCTGACTTAGATAAGTTAGTATGAAGTCATTAATAAAAAACAGAGACAGAGTCAAACAGGTTTTAGACTTTACAGGAGTCCAGAATAAAAAGATGCACCCATCTGATATAGATGCAGTATTAGAATTTAATGATGAAGCTTTAATATTGATGGAAGTTAAATATAAGTTTAACAGAATCCCAATAGGGCAGAAACTTTTATTGCAAAGAATAGCAGACAGGTGGGGAGATAAAGCTATAGTTTTAAAAATAGAACATTCTTTTAATAATGATAAACTAAACATACCTTTAGATAAATGTGAAGTAACACAAATCTATTACAATAAAAAATGGACTGTAATTGAAAGAACCAACGTGATAGATTACCTCAACAGGTTAGGGAAGAAGTGGAACATTAAAAAGTGTAAATTTTAAAATAATTTAAATTAACTTTTGTTAATAAGATATTATTTGTATATTTGTAATAAATAAAACAATTATGAAAAAAGTATTAATAGACGAATTAGTAATTTTAGAAGATTATGCAGTAACAGGTTCATTTGTTTGGAGGTCAGATATAGACCCAGAATGGACTCCACGAGTATGGAATGAAACGTTTGAGTGCTGGACTAAAAATTATTGCGGATAAAAACAAATAGGTCAGTGATTAACGTTGATGTGGGCACTGTTAAATAGAAAGACGCGAGGTTTGTTAACTAAACAACTCAGAAAGCTTTAATAATAAAAACAATTATGGAAAATTTAAAAATGTATAACTTACAAAACCCAGCTTATTTAGAAGCAAAAGGTTTAAGTAAAGTATGGAAAGCATACGCAGAAGAATGCCCAAGAGAAGATATTATGGAAGTAGGATTTAATACAATGAGTGGTTATGTATATATAGCTTTAGAAAATGGGTGTTGTATATCAAGTGCTTTCGGTAAAGATGTAGAATATATAATTACAGACTTTGAAACAGGAAAAGAATTTTTTCTTGAATCTATGGAAGAAGCTGTTAGTAAAATGGAAACATTATGAAAGAATATTACGTAACAAGAACAATAAGCCTAAGTCAATCCCCAGGAGTAATACATATAGAAGCAGAGGTAGATGATTGGCAAGATGAAGCAAGAACTATTCATTTAGAATGGAATGCTGAAGCTATGTTAGATGACATACCTGCTTTGTATGAGTTTGCAACAATAGCAAAAAAAGCTTGGGAAAAGTCAAGACAAGAAAAATATAAAGAGTTTAAAAAGAAATTGTAGTGAATAAAAAAATAGATAACCTAAAGGACTTAGAAATATGGACAGACTTAACTTTTTTGTTATCTATTGTAAAAAGACAATTAGATAAAAAGAAAACAAACAACTTGGAAAAGATGTCAGAATCTTTAATTAGATTAACGTTTTATTTTCAGGAAACAATTAACAATCAAAAATTATATAAAGAAGCAATCTCAGATTATAGACTACAAAAAAACAGAGCTATAGAGAGAGCTAGAAAAGCAGAAAAAGAAAATGAGAAACTACGAAAACAAAATGAAAGCCTTAGCATTTAGTTACCTAGGTCTGGTCTTAGTGTTAATGTATATTATATTTAACTCTTAAAATGTATGATTGTATTATTTGATGCAGATAGTTTAATATTTGCTAGTTGCCATAGAAGCAAAAACGATACTGATAGGTATAAAGGAAAATATTATACAAATATAAAAGACGCATCTAATAAATATGATGAACAGTTTATGAAGATTATAAATGATATTAACGAAGTATATGATGTAAATAGTGTAATAACTTTTAATGGGAGTAAAGGTAACTTTAGAAAAAAGATTACACCTGTTTATAAAGCTAACAGAAAGAAACAAGAACTACCTCCTTTGTTACACGAACTACATAAATACGTTAAAGAAACATACAACAGTATTTATGGGTGTGGAGTAGAAACAGATGACTTAGTGGCGAAACATTGGCACGACATACAAAAAGAAATAGGAAAAGAATATGTATTGATTTGCTCTATAGACAAAGACTATAAGCAGTTTAATTGTTTAATATGGAATTATCATAAAAAAATAGTTTTAGATATTTCAGAACAAGAAGCGTTGTATAATTTTTATGAGCAAATGATAGCAGGAGATAGCGCAGACAATGTTAATTATTTTAAAGGCAAAGGAAAGAAGTTTGCAGAGAAATACTATGAAGGATGCAGAACAAAATATCAATACACAAAGAAACTATATAAGTTATTTAAAGAACAATATAAAAGCAAAGCAAGAGAAAAGTATATAGAATGTTATAATTTATTAAAATTAAGAATTACATAAAATGAATAAAGAAGCGAAGAAAATAGCAGATTACTTATATGATATATCTGGCGTAGATGTATTTGAAAACAAAAGAAGAAGATATAACATAGAAGCTAGATGTTTACTAACATTTGTATTAAGGAATCATTTTGATATGACATTTCATCAAATAAAAGAATTTTATCAAGCTAATGGCAAAAACTATGACCACACAACAGCAATACATAGTTTAAAGTCTTTTGAAGTGCATAGAAGATATTCTAAATTTCTAGATGAATGGCTTACTAAAATACAAGTTTTTTTAAGAAGCAAAGAAGAAATTAAAAAGGGTTTGTTAAAAAATAGAATAGAATATTTATATCCAAATGATATTGATAAGCTGCTTAGAGTAGCAAGCGATATGAAACTAAAAGAAATAGATGAAAAAGAAATGCGGAACCTGTAATAAAACATTTACTGAAGAAAGGTTTGTTATATTTAGATACGGAAAAAAGATAATAGATGATAAGTGCAGGAAATGTAGAAACGATAGAAAAGTTATGATACAGTTTCATATATACAATAAAAGAAATAAATTATGTTAAACAAAACAAAAGTAAAGACCCCTAAATATTACAACGGAGAAAACAACTACACAGCAAAACAAGTAGTAGAAAACTTTGAATTAAATTATCATTTAGGCACGGCAGTAACTTATATACTTAGAGCATATAAAAAACACAAAACCCCAAATGAAGATTTACAGAAAGCAATAGACCATTTAACATTTGAACTTGAAAAGTTACAAAGAAAAGACCAATGGAGAATTGACCAGTATAACCGTAATAGATTACCACACGACCAAATAATATCAGGAACAGAATGAAGCCAAAAAAGTTTACACAAATACAAAGAATAAAAAGACTAGAGAACATAGCAAGCCAAATGTATTATAGTCAACAGGTAGTCAAAAAAGAGCTTGAAGCAATTAAAAAACTACTAGATAAGATATTAAAGGAAAATAAAAAAGATTAACGTTATATAAATATGAAACCTAACAAAGTTAAAGTCAGTAAGTTAAAATTAAATCCAGACAACCCAAGAATAATAAAAGGGGCAAAGTTTAAAAAGTTAGTAAAAAGCATTAAAGAATTTCCTGAGATGTTAAAGCTGAGACCTATAGTGGTAGATGAAAACAACATCATACTTGGTGGCAATATGAGATATAAAGCATGTGTAGAAATAGGAATGAAAGAAGTATATGCGATACAAGTTGATAACTTAACAGACAAACAAAAAAAAGAATTTATTATAAAAGATAATATAGGTTTTGGTGAGTGGGAGTATGAACTATTAGCAAACGAATGGAGCTCTATTCAATTAGAGGATTGGGGTTTAGATGTTTGGTTAAATAATGATGATTTAGAAGAACCTAGTTTTAATGAGCTAACGCAAACTAATGAAAAGCCTGCAGTAATTAAAATTACATTTGCAAACGAAAATGATTTGAAAGATGCAGAAAAAATTATAATAGAAACAATAAAAAAATATGATAAAGCTTTTTATTCAGTAACTAGTGAAAAATGAGATTAGAAAAAGCATCTTACAAAGCAGTAAAATATGCCTGTTTAAAATTTCATTACGCTAAGACAGTTCCTATTACTAACATATCATATTCAGTTTTTAATAATAAAAATGAATGGTGTGGAGTAATATGTTTTGGTGGAGGAGCTAATTATAATTTAGGTAAAAAATATGGGTTAGTTTCAGGCCAATTTCTAGAATTAACAAGAGTTGCTTTAAATGGATTACAAGAAAGCACAAGTAAATGTGTATCTTTATCAATTAAAATGATTAAAAGAAACAAGCCTTTAGTAAACTTATTAATTAGTTATGCAGATAAAGGTCAAAATCATAAAGGTATAATATACCAAGCAACAAACTGGCTATATGTAGATGAAACAGAATCAAGTGGAATAGAGGTGTTTTATAAAGGTAAATGGAGGCACGATAGAATACAGTCTAACATTAAAAAAGAATTATGGCTAACACTAGAAAAAAGAAAAAAATCAGGTAAATATAAATATATATATCCTTTAAATAAAAACATAAGAAAAAAAGTAATATTATATAAAAAAGATTATCCTAAAAATGCGATAGAGGTGTAATGGTTGCACACTTAACATTCCAGTTAAGAGGAGGAGTTCAATTCTACCCTATCGCTCAAATAAAAACAAATGAACAAAAGTAGACATATAAAAAAAGAATCAATACTAAAAGCTTTAGAGCAAAGTTTAGGAGTAGTTACGGTAGCTTGCAAGAAAGCAGATATACCTAGAAGTACATTTTATAAATGGATAAACGAAGATGAAGATTTTGCTAAGCAAGTTAAAGATATAGAAAACATTGCTTTAGATTTTGCAGAAAGTCAACTACATAAACAAATCTCAGAGAACTCTACACCTGCTACAATCTTTTATTTAAAAACAAAAGGAAAGAAAAGGGGATATGTAGAAAGGCAAGAGATAACAGGAGCAGATGGAATGCCAACTAACTTTCAAGTCGAGATAATTGATAAAACAGAAGATACAGACTAACAAGGTTTATAAACACCTAACAAACAGTAATAAGAAAATAATTGTTGAACAAGGGGGAACACGTTCTGGCAAGACTTATAATATATTGTTATGGATAATATTAGAATATACACCTAGAAATAAAAACAAAACGATTACTATATGCCGTAAAGCATTCCCTAGTTTAAGGGCTTCTGTAATGAGAGACTTCTTAGACATCCTGAGAAAACTAAACATCTATCAAGAGTTAAACCACAACAAGTCAAATAGCGAATACAAACTCTTTGGGAACTTAATAGAGTTTATTAGTTTAGATATGCCACAAAAAGTAAGAGGGCGTAAAAGGAATCTTTTATTTATTAATGAAGCTAATGAGTTAAATTGGGAAGATTGGCAACAGCTTATATTTAGAACAGATGAAAAAATAATAATAGACTACAACCCTAGTGATGAATACCATTGGATATATGACAAAGTAATTACAAGAGATGATTGCGACTTTTATAGGACTACTTATTTAGATAATCCTTTTTTAGAACAAAGCATTAAAAGAGAAATAGAACGCCTTAAAGATACAGATGAACAATATTGGCAGATATATGGATTAGGCTTAAAAGGAGTAAGTAAGGCAACTATATTTAATTACAATGAGTGTAATAAAATACCAGAGGATGCAGAGTTTATAGCATATGGGGCAGATGCAGGATATTCTAATGACCCCTCAACTTTAGTAAGTGTTTATACAAAAGATTATAACCTTTATATAAAAGAACATCTTTACAGAACACAAATGACAACTAAAGACCTACACAACACATTTAAAGAAGTAGGGGTAAATAGAAACCAATTATATATGGATAGTAGCGAACCAAGATTAATTGAGGAGCTAAGGAGAATGGGTTGGAATATAAGACCGAGTTTAAAAGGTAGAGATTCAATAAACGCAGGTATTGATTTATTAAAAAGATATAAAATAAACATAACAACAAAAAGTAACAATGCAATTCAGGAATTTAGGAACTATAAATGGAAAGAAGATAAGTCAGGCAAATTAACAAACACACCTGAAGATAAAAACAACCACATTATAGATGCAGTTAGATATGCGACATACAGCATTTTAAGTAGACCAAACTTTGGAAGATACGCAATACAGTAGCAAACGAAAAATAATTATTTATACGTTATATATATATGAAACTAGAAGTACCAGACACATTAAGTGAAATAACATTAGGGCAATATCAAAAGTATTTAAAGATACAGGAAGATAATAAAGATGAAAACTTCTTAGCAATAAAAATGATAGAGATATTTTGCGGGCTAAGGGGTGATGTTATATTAGGAATGAAAGCATCAAGCATTAAAGATGTCACAGAAATATTATCTACAATGTTTAATGAAAAGCCAAACTTAGTTAAAGAGTTTAAAATAAATGAAATTTCTTATGGGTTTATTCCTAAGTTAGAAGATATGTCTTTTGGAGAATACATAGACTTAGATACTTACATAGGAGACTATGAAAATATGCACAGGGCTATGGCAGTTCTTTACAGACCAATAAAACAAAAATATAAAGACAAATACTTAATAGAAGATTATAAGGCTGAGGATACAGATATAATGAAACAGATGCCAATGGATGCGGTGTTAAGTTCAATACTTTTTTTTTATCATTTAGGGATGGACTTATCGAAAGCTATGATGAATTATTTAGGTCAGGAGGAGATAGCCTTAGCGCAACAGCATCTTTCGGTAAACGATATGGATGGTATCAAGCACTTTTCGGGCTCGCTCAATCAGATATTAGAAGATTTGAAGATATCACTAAACTAGGAGTACATACTTGCCTTTATGCTTTAACATTTATGAAAGAGAAAGCAGAGATTGAGGCAAACCAAATAAAAAACAAATTTAAAAAATGAATCAAGGAGTAAGAGGATATTATCAAATAACACAAACACTAAAGACAAATTTGTTAGCAGACGAAAATGTTAACACAGTAACAACTGGAGATATATTCGACATAGACTTATCTAAACAAACTATATTCCCATTAAGTCATATAATAGTAAATTCTGTAAACATACAAGAACAAGTCCTCAACTTTAACATAACGGTAATGGCAATGGATATAGTTGACCAATCTAAAGATGAAACAACAGATGTATTTGTAGGCAACAACAACGAGCAAGACATACTTAACACACAATTAGCGGTAGTAAATAAGTTAGTAGGCTTGTTAAGTAAAGGAAATCTATATTCAGACAAATACCAGTTAGATGGTGAGGCATCCTGTGAGTTCTTTTATGAAAGGTTTGAAAACCAATTAGCAGGAGTTGCTTGTACGTTTAATGTATTAATAAGTAATGATATAAACGTATGCAATTAAAAGAAGTAGAAAAGATATTAAATAAGTTTGGAAGCTTTGTTATTGAACAAGCAAGAATAGAGTTAGCAAAACAAGGGAAAACAAAAAAATCTCAGAAACTATCGAATAGTTTATATAAAGATATTAAAGTTTATAAAGATAGCATAGACTTACTTTTAGGAGGAGAAGATTACTTGCCTTTTGTAGATTTAGGTGTAAAGGGTAAAGACCCTAGTAAAGTATCGCCTAATGCTAAAATAACTGGACAACAAGCACCTAGCTCTCCTTACAGGTTTGGTAGTGGCACAAGAGCAGGAACATTTAAACAATTTGCACAAAGAATGTCTTTATTTGCAAAACAAAGAAACATAAGGTTTAGAACTCCGAAAGGAACAAGTAAAGGAGGACAGTTCAAGCGAGGAGGTTATGATGCTATGGGTTATGTTATAGCTAAGAACATCTACAACAGAGGTATTAAGCCAAGCTTCTTTTTTACACAAGCATTCCAAAGAGCATTTAAGTTTATACCTCAACAATTAAGAGATTCGTTTGTTTTTGATATAGAACAAGATGAAAAGTTTTTTCCTGAAAATATGAATAAGAATTAATTATGGCACAAATACTACTTAGAAGTCCTTACTTTGTAACGATTACAACTGCATCACATCTTTCTGCTAAGTTAGAGTTAACTATTGATGGCACACTTAGATACACAATACTAAAGAACGCAACAAGTAATAGAACAGTATTTGAAATAGCTTCATTAGCTAAAGATTATTATACAGAAAATTATGGAGGAAGTACAGGGTCAACATTTGATACAGTAGCAATATCAGGTAGCATAACAAAATACACAGGATTAAATGGAACAGGTAGTACAATAGGAAGCGCAACAACATTTACACATACAGGTTTTTATGGATATAGTGAATTTAGGGGTGGTGTAAATCAAGAATTAGATGCAGATGATGAAGAATTAACAAACACAGGAAACACAAGAATTATTTACTTGCCTGACAATACAGCTTCTTTTGCTTGGGATATGAATTCAGGAACAAAGTTTAAAACTACTATAAGCACCTCAGCAACAAGCGTAACCTCAGCATCAGGAAACTACACTTGGACAATACAAAGAGTATGTAGTGCTAAGTACAGTCATGTACAAATGAGATTTATAAATCATAAAGGCGCACCACAAGACTTCTATTTCTTTTTAAAGTCAGTAGAAAGCGTAAACACTAAAAGCGAAACATTTACAAGAAACATATTTAATTATTCTTCATCTAACTATGATGCTAAAAGTCATCAAACACTAACCTTTAATAAAAATGGTAGAAAGCGTTTTACATTAAACACAGATTACTTAGCTGAGGCTTACAACGTAGTTATTGAAGATATAATGTTAAGCGAGTATGTATGGATATTTATAGGCAACGTAGTACACCCTGTAACTGTAATGACAAGTTCACTAACTAAAAAGACATCATTAAACGACAAACTAATACAATATACATTAGAGGTAGAAGATGCTAACGATATTATTAATAATATAGTATAATGAAGCGTGAGTTACAATTATATATACAAGATACAAGAGTTGATTTATTTAAGGACGAAACAGTTAGTCTTACAGATACAATCCAAAACGTTCGTGATATTGCTAAAATCTTCACAACTTTTACAAAGACTTTTACGCTTCCTGCATCACAGGTAAACAACAAACTATTTAAGCATTATTATAACTTTGATATACTAAACGCTTCTTTAACTAAAAGTGCTTTTGATGCACGTATTAAAGTAGCAGCAAGGATAG